CGCAATGCCGGTGAAGCTGCACGGATGAAGAAACAGGGAGTGAAAGCCGGTGTGTCTGACCTGTTTCTCGCGCTACCGGCAAAACAGTTTCACGGACTTTGGATTGAGATGAAGGCCCCCAAAACCAATACATCACCAGCCGGAAAACCGACACAAGTACAACTTGACTGGTTGGATCGAATGGCTGCTGCCGGATACGCAGCGCAGCTTTGTTTTGGGTGGCAGGCAGCGAAGGATACTATTACGGAGTATTTGCAGTGACTAAGCCGACAAAAGAAAAGAGAAAGGTTGGTAGACCTAGTATTTTCACCGACAGCATGATGGATGCCATCTGTGCAAGGCTTTCGCTAGGGGAATCCATGCGTAAAATCTGCCTTGATCCAGATATGCCAGATCAAGTCACGATATTCAGATGGTTGAGAGAGAATGAGTTATTTCGCCAGCAATACACGCGCGCGCGTGAAGAGCAAGCGGAAACCTTGGCGGATGAAATTATCGGCATTGCAGACGACGATCACAACGACCAGATAATAGACGATCAGGGAACTGTACGCCAAAACACTGAATACTTACAGCGCAGCAGACTTAGAGTTGAGGCTCGAAAGTGGGTGGCCTCAAAGCTCAAGCCAAAAAAATACGGGGACAGGCTAGACCTGTCCAGCACCGATGGCAGTATGACTCCAAAGGCCGCGCAGCTGGATGCAAAATCACTATCCACTCAAACACTGACAGAGTTGCTAGAAGCTCGTGAGCGCTCAACTACAACTAACTGATGCAGAGTGGCTTGCTATAGAGCGTGAAGTCTGTAGTCGTTCTTTGTCCGCATTTGTACGGCTTGCATGGCATGTTGTAGAGCCGTCACAAAAGTATGTGCATGGCTGGCATATTGATTTTATATGCGAACACCTTGAGGCGGTGACTCGTGGTGAGATAAATCGGTTGCTAATCAACGTACCGCCTGGAACAATGAAGTCGCTTCTGGTATCAGTTTTCTGGCCAGCATGGGAGTGGGGAGCTTGTGGCAAGCCAGCTACTCGCTATGTTTCTGCATCGCACTCGCAAGATTTCGCAATTCGAGACACGCTGAAAATGCGCAGATTGGTCAGCAGCGAGTGGTATCAGGAACGATGGCCTGTTCCGATGACAAAAGATCAGAACGAAAAAACAAAGTTTGAAAATAAATCCACGGGGTTTCGTCAGGCAATGGCTATGTCAAGCCTGACGGGTACGCGTGGAGATCGTGTCATCATTGATGATCCGCACAGTATTGAGGGCGCGATCAGCAATGCGGACAGAGTTAGAACGCTCAGGGTTATGCGTGAGACTGTTCCGAATCGTTTAACCAATCCAGACAAGTCAGCTATTGTTGTGGTCATGCAGCGCATACATGATGATGATGTTTCCGGCATGCTTCTGAGTGAAGATCACGGTTATACGCATGTGATGTTACCGATGGAATTTGAACCAGCGAGGCGATGTGTGACGGCGTTCGGTAGTGATCCACGAGCTGATGATGGGGATTTGCTATTTCCTGCGCGATTTCCTCTTGAAGTAATAGATCGCGACAAGAAAATGATGGGAAGTTATGCGGTTGCTGGTCAGTTTCAGCAGCGCCCAAGCCCTAGAGGCGGTGGAATAATTCGTGGAGAGTGGTTTGGTCGCTACTCAATTTTGCCAACGATAAAACACCGGCACATATTTGCAGATACCGCACAAAAGACAAAAGAACACAATGATTACAGTGTTTTCCAGTGTTGGGGTATGGGCGACAACGGAAAGCTGTATCTAATCGATCAGATTCGCGGCAAGTGGGAAGCGCCAGAGCTATTAAGGCGGGCTCGTGATTTTTGGGGAAAGTGGTCAGAGCGCGGCGCGAAAAAAATAATGATCGAAGATAAATCCAGCGGAACGGGTTTGATTCAGCAATTAAAGACTCATTATAGGATTCCGGTTTTTGGGATACAGAGGGCAGTGGACAAGCTGACGCGGGTACAGGACGCTTTGCCGCATATTGAGTGTGGTAATGTTATGCTACCCAGTGACGCACCGTGGGTCTCTGATTTTATTGCGGAGTGCGAGGCGTTCACTGCTGACAATTCGCACGCGCATGACGATCAGATAGACCCGATGTGCGATGCGATAAAAACACTTTTGCAGAGTAATTCTGCGGCTGAAAAATGGGCGAGAATGATATGAGTAAGAAACATAAAAAAATGAAAGTGGTAGATGCAAAAACCACAGACGGCTTCGCAAACTTTTCTGCGCGAATGGGCTTAGGCGCGGATAATGTTTTTTCGCGTGGCGGTTACACAATGTCTACGCTGTCGAATGATCGGCAGATGCTGGAGAACATTTATCGCGGCTCATGGATTGGAGGAAAGATCGTTGACGACTACGCGATGGATATGACGCGTGCGGGCATTGATATTTTGTTGCCCAAAAACGACGAATCCAAATTGCTGGAAAAACAATTATCGCGCTTGGGTATCTGGGACGGCATCACGGATTGTTTGAAGTGGTCACGATTGTATGGTGGCGCGATTGCTGTTATTGAATTAGACGGTCAGGACACAGCCACGCCATTGCGTGTTGATGCTGTGGGGAAAAGTCAATTCACTGGTTTGACTGTGTATGACAGATGGCAATTGCAGCCGAGTAGTAGTTTGATTCAGAGCGGAGTTAATTGTGGGTTGCCTGCAAGCTATCGCGTGATTTCCAGCGGGCGCGTTATTGATGCATCACGCGTTATCAGGATGGTTGGAAATAAACTGCCGTACTGGATTGCACAGACTTTGGACTATTGGGGTCAGTCAGTTATTGAGCGGCTGTATGATCGCTTGCTGGCTTACGACACGGTGACAAGTGGGACGGCTAATTTAATTCAGCGAGCGCATTTAAGGCATGTTGGCATTGATGGTCTGCGCGATATTTTGTCTGCTGGTGGACAAGCAGAGCAAAACCTGTTGACGATGTTCCAGTATGTGAGGGAGTTACAGACAAGCGAAGGCTTAACGCTGTTAGACAAGCAAGACGAATTGAGTTATCAGAGCTATTCTTTTGGCGGCTTGGATAATGTTTTGTTGCAGTTTGGTCAGCAATTATCCGGCGCGTGTGGCATTCCGTTGGTTAGATTATTTGGGCAATCGCCATCAGGTATGAGCGCAACGGGCGAGAGTGACTTGCGGAATTATTACGATACGATTTCAGCGAATCAAGAATCTACCCTGAGATCAGGGTTTGACAAAATACTATCAGTATTATATCGCTCAACATTTGGACAGCCTTCGCCTTCTGAGATGGATTTTGATTTTCGACCGCTGTGGCAAATGAACGACACCGAGAAAGCTACGCTTGCAAAAACGGTAGCAGAGACGGTTCAGATTGCTGTAGATATGGGCGTGATGGATTTAGCAAATGCTGCGCGTGAGTTTAGTGCTATCAGTGCCGAGAGCGGTATATTCAGCAGTATGACGGCAGAAGTAATTGCTGGTCTGGATGAAGAACCGCCAATGCCGATGGTTGAGAATGTGGAACCCGAAGCGTGAAAGTTGTAAAAAATACAGAGCGGGAATATGCCAAGGCGTTGCGCAAGATTGCGCGTCACGCTGCAAGCATTGTTGACTTGTATGCCGATGGTGCGGTGATTACGAATCCTATGGGCATGCAGTCGGCGCTGATTAAGTATGCCGAGGAATTGGTGCCTTTTGCGAATCGCGCTGCGAGTAAAATGATTTCTGCAACACAAAAAAGCATTGATAGAGCCATTAAATCGCAATCAAAAACAATGGCTGCAAAATTGCGGGAAGTGTTGCAAAGCCAAACTGGCAGGGTTGCTATTGATTTGCACCGCGCTCAAGTTGAGCTAATTAAATCGCTGCCTATTGATGCCGGTACACGCGCACAGAATCTTGCGATGGAGGCGATAACAGGTGGTAGGCGACCTGCCGAGATTGCTGCTGAGATTGCCCGCACTGGTGAAGTTACACAATCCAGAGCGTTGCTTATTGCCCGCACAGAGAGCTCGAAAGCCAGCGCGGTACTGACAGAGGCGCGGGCAAAGTCAGTTGGCGCAACGCACTACATTTGGCGAACCGCTGGGGATGGGGATGTTAGAGAGTCACACGCTGAGATGGATGGTGAAGTGGTGGCTTACGACAATCCGCCGACGCTGGACGGTATGACGGGCAATGCAGGGGAGTTCCCAAACTGCAGATGCTATGCAGAGGTTATATTGCCCGATTAGTCAAGATATTTATTTTATAATAATTATAGTTTAACTATTGACATTATATGATAAATTATTGTTGACACGCTCTATCTGTCCGTTTATACAGTACGCCATATAAGACAAAAGGCGTATTGACTTGCGGCAATATCTGGCAACCAAGCTATCAGAGAGCATCAGCAAAACCCCAGAGGGTTATTTGCTGTGCGTTGGTGTTCCTGTCGCAAAATTGGGTGAGATGCGCTACACGGCTGCGGAAACTGGTGATGGCGAGTTAATTTCGGTTAACACACCGGAGGTTTTATTTTCTGCTGAGACCGCTGCGAGTTTCGAAGGCAAGCCTGTAACGGTTCAGCATCCTGATCCAGCATCAGAGTTTTTCGATGTCACCCCTGAAAATTGGAAAGCGGTTGCTGTAGGTACGATGGGCAATGCTCGTGCTGGAACCGGCGACGATTCTGAACACTTGCTGGCAGATATTTTAATAACGGATGCGGCTGCAATTGAACTCGTGCTAAGCGGATTGCGTGAAGTCTCGCTTGGTTATGACGCTGAACACGGCGAGAAAGATTCAAATAATCGAGCAATAAGAAAAAGAATTATCGGGAACCATGTTGCGCTGGTTGATCGCGGGCGGGCGGGTTCTACTGTTGCAATTCGCGATTCAAAACCGGAGGAAAAAATGGCGGACAAAAAAACGCTAGGCGATTGGTTCAAGTCGCTGAAAAAAACTATTGATGAAATGCCGACTGATGAAGTTGTTGAGGAAGCTGTAGAAGATGCAGATCCGATGGCTGATTTGGTTGCTCGCATTGATGCGCTTGAAGCTCGTATTGCTGCGCTGGAATCTGATGATGAAGCGGAAACCGTTGCTGAAGAAATGACGGATGAAGTTGTCGAAGATTCAGAGCCAGAAGTCTCGCTCGCTGATGCAGAAATTATTGCAAGTGGCGTGAAAGATGGTAAAGGCTTGGCAATGCGTGCGCTAAAGATGGCGGATTCTGCAATCGTCGCATCCATTGTTGACGATGTTGACTCACTGAAAGGCGATGCGTTGAAGGCTGCATTTAATGGCGTTGTAGCTCTGCAAAAAGCAATGCGTATGCGTGATGTTAAGACGGAGTTGCAACCAAGTGTTTCAAAAACGCCGGTCACACCGGAATCATTAAACGAAAAATATGCTCAGTTTTGGGCAGAAAAAAGAGGTAATTAATTATGACTGCTATCGTTACAAATATGCCTGCCGGTTTTGCTGGTGAGGTAACTCGCTCTGATGGTGCTGTTGTTGTATCGCTGCAACTTGCTGCTGATTTGGCACACGGCTCACCCGTTAAAATTACAAGCGGCAAGGCTGCTGCAATTGAGTCAGGCGATACTGCCGATGTTTTTTATGGTGTTCTGACTCGTTCAGCCCCGTCTGTTTCTGATTCCTCAACCGGCAATGCAGACACCGCTTATGTGCAATCCATTTTGCGTAAAGGCTTTGTGAATGTTGCTTGCAAACAAGGCACGCCGGCAATCGGTGGTGCGGTTTATGTTCGCGTAACTGCTGATACTGGCAAGCTGGTTGGTGACTTCGAGACTGCTGCCGATTCAGGCAAATGCGTTGCAATTACCGGCGCGACTTGGGCGACTGCCGGTAAGGATTCTAACAATATCGCCGAAGCGTTCTTCGGTTAATGGGAGTAGATAAAAATGATTACACGCGATTCTAGTTTAGCTTTTTTCGTAAACCAGCTTGACGCATTTGATGCCAAAATCCATGAGCCGCTCGCGGCTGTAACATGGAGCCGCGATATTAAATTGCGTACAGGTATTTCTTTGGGCAACCAATCCACTTCTTTTGTTCGCGGCAATTTCGCCCATGCAGGTCAGCAATCAGCGCAGGGCGCACACTTTATTGGTAGCGCAAAAAACACCTCGCTGACTGCTGTTGGAGTTGACGGAACACAAGTGGTTCTGCCGATGCAGTTGTGGGGCGGTGAGATTCGCTACACCTCTGTAGAGTTGGAGCGTAGCCAGTTGATCGGTCAAAACCTTGACGATATGCAAACACGCGCTTTGCAGTTGTCTTACAACCTCGATGTAGACCGTATGGTTTATGTTGGTGGTGCTGGTCAAGGTGGTTTGATTAACAACACGGAGGTTACTGTTGCTTCTGCGTTGGGCGCAACATGGTCTGCCGGTACTGCTGATACTATCCTGCAGAATGTTAATGATCTAATCAAAGCAGCATGGGCTGCAAGCGCATACGCTGTGTGTCCGAATGTGTTGCTGTTGCCGCCAGCGCAGTATGCGTTGATTGTTGCGAAAAAAGCTGGCACTGACGGCGCTGGCGGTTCAGTGTTGAACTTTTTGCAAAACAACTCTATTAGCTTGCAGGTCAATGGCGTTCCTCTGGATATTCGCCCTTGCAAACATTTGACAGGTGCAGGCGATAGCGGCAAAGATCGCATGGTTGCGTACAATGATTCTGAGTTGTATGTGCGCTATCCGCTTGCTCCGATCGTTCGACAAACTCCTTACTATCAGGGCATTACTTTTGCTGCGCCGTATGTTGCAGCGTTGGGTGCGGTTGAGTTTGTTTATCCTGAAACTGCCATCTATCAGGACGGTCTGTGATGCAAGTTGTAGTGCGTCAAGCGGTTCTGCTTTTCGGTGAGCGTTACAGTGTTGGCTTGCGGGATATTCCCGCAGGTCATTGCTGTGGTGCAGATTGGGATTACGCGCTCAAGTGTGGTTATGTTGTACCGCAGGAGAGCGCGAAACCTGCTAAAAAAATTGAAACTGTTGTTGAAGAAAAACAAGAAAAGCCCGAAAAGAAAAGCAAAAAAGCTGAGGGTTAATTGTGGACGTTGCAGGTTTCCGCACTAATTTTCCAGAGTTTTCGGACGATACAAAGTACCCGACAACTGAAATTGAATTTTGGGCGGACTCTGTGGCTGTGAACATTATTGATGCAAGCCGGTGGGGTAATACTTACTCTGCCGGGTTGCAGTTAATTGTTGCACATTATTTGGTATTGCAATCGCTGGACAAAAAAGCCGCTGCAACTGGCGGTGTGACGACTGGCGGTGTTATTGCGAGTAAGGCAGTGGGTTCGGTAAATGTGTCTTACGATAACAGTGTGGGCGCTGTTGATGGTGCTGGCGATTGGATGCGTACTAGCTACGGGCGCAGGTTCTACAATTTATCGCGATTATTTGGCGCAGGTGCGGTGCAGTTATGAGCGTATCTGTTTTAGTCGATCACACAAAAGAATTGATGGCGACGCTAGAAAGGCTGGCGAAAGTCGGCAGTATTTTTGTCGGTGTGCCAGAGGACAAAGCAGCGAGAAAAAGCAGCGAGATGAACAACGCAACTCTGGCTGCAATCCATGAGCTTGGCTCACCTGCCGCGAAGATTCCGCCTCGCCCATTTCTCAAGATTGGCATTGCGAAAGCACAGAAAGAATGCGTGAACATTTTGGGTGCTGGTGCTGCTAAATCGCTAGAAAGTTTTGATGCTGGATATTTGGTTAAAGCTCAGGACAAAGCAGGTTTAGTTGCACAGAATAGCGTAAGGGGTGTTTTTCGCAGCGGCGATTTGAAGCCGCTGGAGAAGTCTACATTAAGAAAGAAAGGCGAAAAAACCACGCCGCTTATTGATACCGGCAGCCTTCGCACTTCAATTAGTTATGTGGTGCGCTGATGGCTACTATTGATGTGACAGAGTTACTCGGTGATGCGGATTTTGTCGATTCGTTCTCGGTGATTCGCCGCGTCGATTCAGTGAATAATTATGGCGAGAATGTATTATCAGAATCAACAACTTCTGGTGTGGTTGGCAGCGTTCAGCCTGCAAGCCCTGATGATATGAAGAGACTCCCTGACAGCGTTCGGCGTAGTGATGCAATAACGGTGTACAGTGTGACGCGCATTAGTCCTGACGCTTATCCTGATGTTGTTTTGTGGAATGGAAAAAAATATCAGGCGCAAACTTCGGAGGATTTCGGTAATTACGGCGCGGGTTATACAAAAACAATCTGCACTTTAATTGAAGCTGGCAATGGTGGTGCTACTCCGCCTCCTGTTCCTTAGGGTTGTGAGATATGGCTGACAGTTCTACAGGCGGTTATTTGCCACCAAACAATCTTCCTGGTGCAGATAAATTATTGCACCGAGTTTTGCATGATTATGTTGTTGGTGTGACTGGTTTAATGGCGGGGAATGTTAGACCGCGCTGGCAGAAAAACCCTCCAGAGATTCCGGCGAGCAATGTTGATTGGTGTGCGTTTGGAATAACTGAAATCAGTGGTGGGCATCCGTATCAAGTTCAGGTTCAGGTTCAAGTTGATGACGATTTATTTGATACGAAAGCCAATCTAGTTCGCGATGAATTGTTGACATGCCAAGCGAGCTTTTACGGTGAGAATAGCGGTTTATATGCGGAGCGTTTGGTGTTAGGCTCAAGCATTGCACAGAATCGAGAGGCGTTATATTTGCAAGGTTTTTCTGTGATTTCTGCCACGACTATCTTGCGAAGCGCAGAGCTGGTGAATGATGTGTGGTTAGATCGTCAGGACATAGAGATAATTTTTGGGCGGCGTGTTGTTGTTGAATATAACGTGCTGCATTTTTTGGGTGCTGCTGGAACTATGGAGACAGAGACAGCGGCAGAAAGTTGGTCAGTAGAGGGTTAAAAAAATGGCTACAGGGTTAAGTGTTAATCGTTTAATTCGCACAAGTGTAAATCTATCGCCGGTTGCTGCTGCGCGTCGTGGATTCGGTACGCTGTTAGTGTGCGGTGATAGTGATGTGATTGATGTTGTAGAGCGCATTCGTTCTTATACAACATTGGAAACAGTTGCTACAGATTTCGGTACAAGTGCTGCTGAATACAAAGCGGCTGTATTGTATTTCGCACAATCGCCACGCCCTACCACTTTGATGATTGGACGCTGGGCGCGTAATGCCACCCCTGCAATTTTGCGCGGCGGTGCGCTCAATTCTGTTGAGCAAAACATTGCAACATGGAACGCCATTACCAATGGTGGTTTTAATATCACTATCGGCGGTGTGACGAAGAACGTAACCGCATTAGATTTTTCTGGCGCTGCAACGCTGACGGCTGTAGCTGCTTTGATTCAAGCGGGTATATCCGGTTCGGCGGCTACAGTTGAGTGGAACGGTTCGCAGTTTATTATCGAATCTACCGCAACTGGTGCGAGTGCTGCGATTACTTATGCAACGGCTGGTAGTGGTACAGATATTTCTGCAACGCTGAAACTGACAAGCGGCACGGCTTCTACTGCGCCGATTGCAGGTTTGGATGCTGAGACGGCGTTGGAGTGCGCTGCAGTAATGGCTGATAAGTCTGCAGTGTGGTATGGCTTAACATTTGCTGCATCGACTCAACCCGACACACAGAGCCATTTGGATGTCGCTGCGTATATTGAAGGCGTAGACCTTGATCGCATGTACTTCATCACCACTCAAGATGCTGGCGTGATGGATTCTGCTGATACATCTAACATTGCTGTGGATTTAGAGGCGCTCGCTTACAAGCGCACTTTCCTGCTGTATTCAGGCAGC